CAGCAGATGCCTTCGTCGCAACGCTGAGCGCGGATCAGACCGGGATTGCGGCAAGTACGTGGACGAAAGTCAATTTTAACGTTGCTGGATACAATCAGAATGGCAAGTTCAGCACAAGCACATCGCGTTGGATACCGTCTGCCGGGCCGGTCCAGATAGAAGCTCAATTAGCATGTGTTAATAACGCTATTGTTTATGTTGGAATTTATAAAAATGGAGTACAGTTCAGGGTAGGAGGGGGAGGAAACGGGTCGAACGGTCAGGTAGCTTCTGTCACTGTCGTAGATACCGCAAGCGGTACGGATTATTATGAATGTTGGGGATACGATTCTGCTGCTACTTCTTTTTATTCCGGTCCGGTACAAACATTCTTCCAGGGCTTCGCCGTCGCGCCGCAGGGACCGGCGGGTCTAACCGGTCCGCAGGGTCCAACAGGTGCAGCAGGCCTTGGTGCCAATCCTGCGGATGCGTTTGTCGCCACGCTGAGCGCAGATCAAACTGTTCCTGTCAACGCTGCGACGAAATTGAATTTCAACACGACACTTTACAACCAGAACGGCAAGTACAGCACTGCCAATCAGCGCTGGACGCCTTCGGCCGGTCCGGTTCAGATAGAGCTGCAAGCTTTTTGCGGTACCGGGACGCCTGCCACTTTCGTGGTTATGTTGTATAAAAACGGAGCACTATTCAAACAATTAAATATTTCCAACGCCTTTGCGGTGATGACAGTTGTTGATACGGCCAACGGCACTGATTATTATGAGGCGTGGGTTGATCCTGCGGGTGGCACTGGGCCATTCGCAATAACCTCTAATCCTTTTTATACGTTCTTCCAGGGTTTCGCCATCGCGCCGCAGGGGCCAGCAGGTGCACCCGGTGCAACGGGCCCACAAGGCCCACAAGGCCCACAAGGCACGCCAGGTCCAACAACGCCAGCGGACGCCTTCGTCGCCACGCTGAGCGCGGATCAGACCGGGATTGCCGCAAATGTCTGGACCAAGGTTAATTTCAACACGGTAAGCTACAATCAGAATGGCAAGTTCAATACTTCTACTTCACGCTGGACGCCAAGTGCTGGTCCAGTACAAATAGAGGCAACGATCTTTGCAACAGGTCTAATTAATAATGGTGCAATGTTCGCTGGCATTTATAAGAATGGCGTAGCGCTTAGACTTGTTGACAACGCCTTACCTAGCACTACGTCAGCGCCAGCAACGATTGCAGTTGTTGATACTGCTAATGGGACTGATTATTATGAATGCTGGGTACTTTGCCCTAATGTAACGACGACTGGCACAGTACCTGCCACTCCTCAGCAAACTTGGTTCCAAGGCTTCGCCATCGCGCCGCAGGGGCCAGCCGGTTTGACAGGTCCGCAGGGTCCGGCAGGACTTGGTGCCAATCCTGCGGATGCGTTCGTCGCGACGCTGAGCGCGAACCAAACGGGGATCGCGGCGAGCACGAGTACGAAAATTAATTTCAATACGACCAGTTATAATCAGAACAGTAAGTTCAGCACATTTACATCAAGATGGACACCTGCGGCAGGACCGGTGCAGATCGAAGCGCAATTGCTCTTTTCTGCTGGTACTAGTGTGCAAGTTCAAATTTATAAGAATGGTACAATTTTTAAGTCGAAGGCGTCTAATTTAGGATATCCTTGTATTTCGATTGTTGATAATGCGAACGGCACGGACTATTATGAATGCTGGGCGCAGGGCGATACAGCATGTTCGATAGTTAGCAGCAATGCTACTTTCTTCCAAGCTTTCGCCATATCGCCGCAAGGACCGGCTGGCGCGGCGGGTGCGCCTGGGCCGCAAGGCCCACAAGGCACGCCTGGACCTACGACGCCAGCGGATGCGTTCATTGCGACGCTGAGCGCGGACGTAGCAAACTGGCCCACCACCGCAACCAAAGTAAATCTCAATGTTGCAGGATTAAATGTAAATAGCAAATTTAACACGACCACTTCGCGTTGGATACCGTCGGCTGGACCAGTTCAAATAGATGCGCAAGTTGTTATCAATGCTTCAACTCAAATTGCTGTAGCGATTGCGAAAAATGGTACGTTGATTAAGCAAAGTGTTATGTTCGCTGCATATTATGCAGGTCTGTCATTTGTTGATAATGCCAATGGCACTGATTATTACGAGCTTTGGGCATCTTCTGCTGTTGGCACTGCGCCATTGCTATCAAGTCAGACTTTCTTTGCTGGCTTCGCCATCGCGCCGCAGGGTCCCGCAGGCAATACCGGGCCAACGGGACCAGTCTCGGCTACCATACCAAATATTAAGATTTTCACTGCGTCGGGCACATACACGCCGTCAGCCAATCTCGTCTCATCAATTGTTGAATGCATCGGTGGCGGCGGTGCTGGAGCCGGCCAATCTGGCGTAAATTTTTGGTTTGCTTCTGGTGGTGGTGGATCGGGCGCTTATTCAAGACGAGTTTTAACGCCAGCACAGATCGGTGCATCGCAGACGATCACCATCGGCGCGGCTGGTGCAGGTGGAGGTCCCGGTCTTGGTGGTGGGAATGGTGGCACCACCAGCGTTGGTACACTCGTCACGGCACCGGGTGGTCTGGGCGGCACTGTCGGCAACACTTCGCAGGTTGGCTTTGGCGGGGCCGGTGGTGTTCCTGGCGTCGGTGATGTGACTTTTGCTGGTGCTCCAGGAGGTAGCGGGTCCTTCAATGCTCTCAGTACTGCTATTGGCGTCGGTGGTGGCGTTGGTGGCAGTTCTGCGTTCGGTGGTGGTGCTATAGGAACAGGTCCCGCTATTGTCGCAGCAGGGGTCAGCGCTGGTAATTATGGATCAGGCGGCAGCGGTGCATCCTCCAATGCGGTTGGTTCAAACACGAACGGAGGTAACGGTAGTCCAGGTATTATTATCATCACAGAATACATTTCAGCTACTGCGCCAGGGCCATCGACAGTAGGCGTATTGCCCAAGCAGCTCGCCGGATTGACGCTAGCGAACGACGCCACTAGCCCCAACACCGTGCTCGACATCGACGTCGGCTCGGCTTGTTCTGACGACAATCAATTGATGATGGTGCTGACCACGCCATTCACCAAGAACTGCAATGCGGCGTTCGTGGCGGGATCAGGCAATGGCGCGCTGGATAGCGGCTCGGCGCTGGCAGCGAGCACTTGGTATCATGTCTATCTGATCATGCGCGCGGACACCGGTGTGGTCGATGTGCTGATGTCGTCGAGCGCGACGGTGCCGACGATGCCGTCAAACTACAGCAAGAAAAGGCGCATCGGTTCGATCCGGACAGACACGTCCGCCCATATCATGGCGTTTACCCAGGTCGGCGACGAGTTTTTGTGGCTGGGTGCTGGTGGCGGCAATTGGAATCAGTACAGCAACGCCGGGCTGACCGCATCCATGTCGATCACTGGGCTCACGTGGGTGCCGACCGGCGTCAAGGTGGTGGCGATCCTCAATTGCGCGGCGGCCGTCGCAGGCAACGTACAGCTGATGTCACCGGACAGCAGCGGCAATGCCTATCTCGGTGCTTGGAACTTGCCAGGGCCGGGTGGCGGCACCTATTACATCCGCACCAACACATTGGCGCAATTTCTGCTCGGCGGCAACATCACAAGCGGATTCTATTGCAACGTCATGGGCTGGCAAGACAACCGAGGAAAATAAGAATGCCTGATATTCGTCTTGTTCAAAACACCTGGTTTCCCAAATATTCCGTCACCATGGACTGGAGCTTGTTGGGAGATGGCACGCTGGATGATACTCAATCGCTAGCTACAGCAGTGATCGTGGCGCTGGGCACTGACAGCCTCGCGGGTCCCGATGATATTCTGCCTGACCCTGATTCAACAGACCGCGCTGGCTGGTGGGGCGATCTGGACGCTGATGAAATCTGGGACGGCTGGCCGATTGGTTGCAAACTGTGGCTGCTTAAGCGATCCAAGATCACCGGGCCAGAGGCTTGGGAAGGCGCGACGGTGCAGCGTGTGGAGCAATATATCAGCGACGCCATTCAGCCATTCATTAGCCAGCGTATTGGGTCGCAATTTCGAGTTCAGGCCACGCGTATTGGCAAGGAGCAGATCGATGCCCTCGTGCGCATCTATCGCGGGCCAATATTGGAAATCGAATTGCGCTATCAAATTCTCTGGGAAGGCATCAACGTTGGCGATCCCAACTACAACATCGGCCAGGTGACCAGTCCATTATCGGCTCCCATAGGACAATAACATGCCTTGGCAAACGCCAACACTGAAGGAGGTGCGCTCGCTGGTGCGCGACAATATTCGCGGCTCGCTGCCGGGGGCAGACGCGCTGGTGCCGAATAGTGTGTTGCGGGTGCTCTCTGATAGCCAGGGTGCATTGTGTCATCTCACCTTGCAGTATATTGATTGGCTCGCCCTTCAGTTGTTGCCAGACACGGCTGAGGCAGAGTGGCTCGACCGACATGGCAACATTTGGCTGGTCAATGCGGACGGCACGACTGGGCGCAAATTGGCAACACTTTCTGAAGGCACTGTGGACGTTATTGCGACCATTGGCTCGGTGACCGTTCCGGCATACTCTCAGTTGTCTGGGTTCAGTTCAATAACGATAGCCTCTAGCACTATCAATCAGGCTACGGTCACTTATGAAACGCTGACTGATATTGTGACGGCACCGGACCTATCGCCTACACCTTGTCCGGTTCGCGCAATAGACCCTGGGGCAGCAGGCAATCTGAATCCAGGGGACACTCTCGCTTTTTCCAGTCCTCCTGTTGGGGTGGTCAACGCTATTGCGGTCAGCGTTGATGGCGGCACAGACACTGAGACGGACGACGAGCTGCGCATGCGTGTGCTTAAGCGCATTCGCCAGCCTCCGCAAGGAGGCGACGCTAACGATTATGAGAATTGGGCGTTGGCTGTTCCGGGCTGCACGAGAGCTTGGTGTAAGCCACTAGAGATGGGAATAGGCACAGTCACGGTACGAGTTTTATTTGACGATCTGCGGGCGGCTGATGACGGTTGGCCGAGGCAAGGGGATCTCGACAAGGTAGCAGCTTATATTGATTCTGTACGCCCGGTTGCGGTCAAGGATTTCTTTGTGGTTGCGCCGATCAAGCAATTCATCAATGTTAGTATTGCCAATTTAGTGCCAGACAATGGGGAGACGCGCGCGGCGATAGAAACTAACATTCAAGCAATGCTGCGCAGCAATGCCTCTCCCGGTCAGACAATTTTTGCGGTCTGGAAGGCGCAGGCGATAATGAATACGGCCAATGTGATTTCTTTCGACATGCGTGATTGGACGGATGATGTTATGTTGACGCCAGGCAACATGGCGGTGTTGCAGGACATTTTCTATGACTGACGTCCACATTCGTCGCAGTGGAGATGATTACACCCAGGCCTTTCTTAAGTTGTTGCCGCAAGGCCAGGCTTGGCCACGAGCTGCGAGCAGTACGCTGTTCGGCGCATGCGATGGGCTCTCGCAGTATTGGGGGTGGGTGGATGGGCGCGCAGCGGATTTGCTGGAACGGGAGAGTGATCCTCGATTCACAATAGAATTATTGCCGGACTGGGAACGTGCGTGGGGTTTGCCGGACCCTTGCTTACCAAGCGCCACTACCATTGGCGAACGCCAGCGCATGCTGGTAATGTGGATGACTTGGTTAGGCGGACAGTCTCGCGCCTATTATCAGAAAGTGCTAGAGTGGCTGGGCTATCCGCCAGGCAGCATCCATTTCAAGGAATTTGCGCCGTTCATGGCTGGTATCAGCCAGGCTGGTGATACGCGTGATCAAAGTGGACAATATCGCTGGTATATCGGGCCGCCAGAGCAGCGGTTCTACTGGTCAGTAGAAATTGGTCACGTTGGGTTGGTCTGGTTTCGCGCAGGCCAAGGGCAGGCTGGTGTTGATCATCATTTGGAATTTCGTGTACCGAATGAATTGTTGTGTTTGTTGCAGCGTTGGAAGCCTGCTCACACAGAAGTGATTCTGGACTTTTCTAATCTGACTGTAGGTGGCCCGCTGCAAGGGGTGGTCCCGGATCAAACGCTCTTCATCCTTGGCCAAAGCACGCTCGGCGGACCTGATGTGCTGGGTCCTGCTGGTCCAGCTCCCTTCGTTCTCGGTAAGAGCAAACTGGATGATGGTGATGTCCTCAAATAAAAGTGTCATAGCTTTTTTGGCCGCTGCACTCTTGGCCAACAGCGCGCAAGCGCAAACCCCTGGTACCTTTGTTCAAGGCGCGGTGTTGAATGCGGATGACTTGAACAGAGCCTTTGCGGGGAAACAGGATTTCAACAACCCGCTCGGTATAGTGAGCGTGCCTGCAACGTCTAAGGCGTTGTGCTTGTATGGCGATTCAATCAGTGCAAATTCTGATCAGGCTGCAACGCCGCAATATTATGCAGCATCAGGCGGAGGCTATGGCACCTGGCTCAATGTTTATAGCAACTATCGGGTTTATCGCGCGCCCCAGACCAACAACTTTGGTGTCAGTGGTGACACCACTACCTCGATGCTGGCGCGCATCAGCAATGTTACCGGTGCGGGTTGCCACATCGTCGTCTTTCAAGGCGGAATGAACGATATCGGCAGCGGCAGCGGAGCTATTTGTAATAGCACAACTGCAAATTTGAAGAATATTTTTACCACATTGCTGAATGCCGGAATGACAGTTATTGATACGACGATCTTTCCGCGCAGTGGGTCAGCGTTGTGGAATGCGACACAAACCTCTACCGCAATCTGCATCAATAACTGGCGCAAGGAGTTCGCGCGCGCGCAAGCCAATCGCGGCTATTATCTCGTTGATCTTAACTTGTCGATGACAGACCCAACCTCTGCAACTTGGGCCGCTCTGCCAAATTATCTGCAGTCGGACGGCATAAATCCGTCTGTGTTGGGCGGTTCAGCGATGGGCTATGCTATCGCTCAGGTGATCAACGCGATGGTGCCACCCTGGTTGACGCCAGTGTTGACCAATTCCGACACTTTTGATGCCGTCAATAATTCGCGCGGCAACCTGTTGCCCAACGCGGCAATGACGGGCACCACTGGCACCATCAATACCTGCACTGGCACAGCCGCGACAGGCATGGCAGTGACTTCCAGCGGGTTCACTGGAGCGACAGGGACATGTGTTCTATCAGTTCCAACGCTATCAAACAATGTCAAGGCGCAACAGATTGTGCTCGGCGGCACAATGACAGCAGTCCAGTCTATGGACATCACTCAGTCTGTTGCCACGCCTGGTAATATCGCTGGTGGCGACACGGTACGTGGTGTGATATGGGTGAACACATCCACGACGATTACCAACGTTGGCGCGCTAGATGCGTTCATGGCGCTGACTGTTGGCGGCACAACAACGTTCCATCATGCCTTCCAGCCAGGGACTATCGCGTTGCCGGGTAATGGGTTCCAGCCAAGCTATAGTTTTGCCGGTGGCAACTGGGTGCCGTTGATGACTGATTCGTTCACTGTCACCGGCGCAGCCACGAGTGCCTATTTAGACATACACCTGGGCAATGCTGTGGCTGGTGCCATAGCAGGGACCATTCAGACCTGCTGCTGGGAATTGCGCAAGGTCCAACCGTGAGGGGCTAAAGATGAAGTACGTTCCACCCTATGGTTCTACTGATCCGAATGCTAGTTATGTCAATGGCGACCCGTCGATTGCGCGGCAAGGCTCAATTCCGCCAGCTGCTACATTCGAAGAGCCAATGCGTGAAATTGTTGCAGCAATTCAGTACAACGGGTTCATTCCCAGTGATGCGGATCTGGTTCAACTGTTTCAGGGCACACGTTCGCAGTTTGGCAATTATGCCAAGGACACTGGCTCGGTCAATACGCTTTCGGTCGCGTTCTCTCCGCCATTGGCCAAGTACACTGTGGGCTTGCCCATCCGCGTGCAGGTCAACCAGACCAACACCAGCGCCTGCACCATTGATGCTGGGTGTGGGCGCGTTTACGTTCGCAGGCCAGATGGAAGCAACTTACAGCATAGTGATTTGCCGGCTGGTGGCATTACTGATCTGGTGTTTGACGGCACCGGCTTTCAGATGGTTAATTATCTCGGGTCATCAGCAGTTACAAGCATTACCAATAACTTCAATCAGATCCCTTATGCGGTGGACACCTCGCCAACTGCTAATATTATTCAAGCGCCGTTCTCTCCAGCGATCACAGCGATTGCAGCAGGAGATTTGTTCTTAGTCAAAGTGGCTAATACCACGACTGGGCCAACCTCGTTGAGCGCGAATGCCTTGCCGGCTCATCCGGTTAAGGCGACGGGCGGGGGCGGCGATTTAATGCAAAATGACATTTCAGCTGGTGACGTAAAGTTGTTTATATATGACGGTACGAATCTCCAAGTTGCTCCAAATTTTTTGATCAATGCAACTTGGACTATGAGCGTTCCAACTCCAGCTTATCCAACCCCAGCTGCAGCATTCATTGCCCTTCAACGCAAGCGCATATCCTTGACTGCTACGGTTAATATTGTTTTGGCTTCTGGCACCTATGCGCCATTCACCATTTATCATCCGGATGCTGATCGAATAGCTGTTATCGGTACCATGCTTGGCGCTTTCCCTGGTACTGGTGATCTGGTTGCGACGGGAGCGGACTACAATGCTATTATTGCCAATGGCTGGACCAACCTCAGTATTCTGAAATCGCGCATGGGCACAATTGTTTCTTGTGGCAACGGGCAGATAGGCATCACTAATGCCGGTCCGGGCAATCCGAGTATATACAACATTTTGTGTATGGGCCCATATAATTCGGCAGCTAATCCTGGCAATCCGGCAGCATGGTGGGACGGCAGCATGGGCATTTATTGCCCGGATGGAAGAGCGATGACCTGCACCAATGTGGCTTGTTGGGGGTTTGGGTTCGCATCATTTGAAGTACGGGGATATATGTATTGCAACACATGCATCGGCACTGCCAACATCAACGGGCTATCAACGCGTTATGCTCAGGGATATGCTGAATCAGTTTATTGTATGTGGGTTAGTAATTTGTATACCGGTATCAATGCCGATGAGCAGTCTGGCTGGACTGGCTCTAGTGATTTTATTCGGGGAAACGGCGGAGATGGCATCCAGCCCTTGAATATGGGCTACTGTGGTGCACACAGCTGTCAGATTTTTGATAATGCCGGCTTACAAACCCATGCTTTACGCGCCTCTGTGTCGTGGATTCCCGGTTCCTATGTGCCCAACGGGTATCCTCCGGCTAATGGTCCGCCTAGTGCCGATGGCTCTTTCACATTCTTTTAACAGGGGTCAGCCATGCAAGTCTTTGTGTTTCGTTCGGACCTCAGCGATACCAACCCGCCTGTGCTCGCCGCGTTCCCTGATCAGCCGGTGTTTGATCGCGCGTATGCAGGCACTGATGTGGCGCTGTTGTCGCTGCCGCAGAATGCGATGCAGGTCGATCAGCAGTCGCGACAAACGACGCTGGTTTCCACCTGGCGCACAGACAACGTCGATCAGATTGTTAACGATGAGGCTTACCGCCGCATCTGGGAATCATTCAGTGACTTTATGCAGCGCAATGCAATCAATCAGACCCAGCGCGCTATCATCCAGTTTGGTTCTGATCAAACTACATGGGAGCCAATCTATCAAAATGTTTATGCCCTTGCGCTCCAGGGCTGGGTCTATATTGACAGCCTGCGTAAGAACGCGGACACATTGGTTGCTACCTTGCCAACTGATCCGACTGCAGATGGCAACTGGCCTACCCGCATTCCGGTGATTTACATCCCGCCCTACTGAGGCAAGTCATGACGACAGTCAGCACCACCAATGTTTTGGCTTTGCCTTTAGCCCAGGCCAGCATTGAGACGGGCACCAATGAGGATTGGATTGATGCATTTGAATATCTGACCGGCGACACTACGCCGCAGCCACTGGATCTGCGTGGCATCAATTTTCAGCTGATGATTCGGCGCGACCCGGATGACCCGGAGGTGATTTTGTTGGCGCAGACGGCGGATGGCACAATCCAGGTTGGGGCTACGCCAGACTACAATTTTCTGATCATCAATGTGCCTGTTGCTATTATGAAATTGAAGCAGCCAGGAGATTATATTGGCGACATGATTGCCAACGATGCACTGTGGACGCGCACGGTGATGACGATTGATCTCACAATTGTGGATGGAGTGACCAAGTGAGCATTCGCAGCATCAGCACCCCTGGTTTGGGGACGGTTGGAACGATTTATGCCGCGCCGTTGGCGCCGCGTGGACCGGTGATTGCTGGCACCAGCCCCACCGTGGTGACGATTGGTCTTGGGTCGCAGACCTTCACTATGAATGAGTTTGGACTGGGGTTTGTGCCCGGTGTGCGGGTGCGTGCAGCTTCCAACACCAACCCAGACTGCTGGATGGAAGGCGTTGTCACCAGTTATGACGGCAATGCCTCGACCTTGGTGATGAATGTTGATCTGGTGGGCAATGGTGGTGGCACTGCATTTCAGCCGTGGAATATAAATGTTGCTGGCGTTCCGGGCCAAACTGGACCAATTGGGCCCACAGGCCCAACGGGCGATCCGGGCGGCCCACCAGGCCCGCAAGGTCCGGCAGGGCCACAAGGCAATCAGGGTGCCAATGGCACCAACGGTATTCAGGGCATTCAAGGCGTCCAAGGCATTCAAGGGGCGAGTTACATTGCCACTAGCATAACATCGCTGGCAGTGGCTCTCGGAGTGCAGACATTCACCACCCAAACTGGCTTGGCTTATTTGGTAGGCGCGCGCGCCAGAGCATCATCAAACTCTGCCCCAACAAATTTCATGGAAGGCATTGTCACCAGTTACACTGGAACAGCCTTGACCATAAATGTTGATGTGATCGGCGGTTCAGGCACATTTGCAGATTGGAACCTCAACGTTGCTGGTGTGGCTGGTGGTCCTATTGGACCAGCTGGCCCTACGGGCGCTATTGGTCCTGCTGGGCCTGCAGGCGCTATTGGCCCTGCTGGGCCGCAAGGACCGACCGGTACGAGTGGCTCTCAAGGCATTCAAGGGCCACAAGGTCCCAGCGGGCAACTCGGGCCACCGTTGCGCAACTATTTATCAGGCTTCCTTTTAGGTGTGCCTGGCGGCCCTACTTTAAATATTTGGCCCGGAGTATGCGTCGGGACTGACAACAGCACCATCATTGCTTCTAATGCTACTCCGTTTCAAAAACTTAATAATGGCGCTTGGGTTGCTGGCAGCGGTCGTGCGGGTTTGGGGCCAGGTGTTGGTTATGCGGGAAATATCTGGTACCATGTATTTGCGGCAATGGTGAATGGAAACTTCGATGTCTATTTCGATAGCGACCCGGCTGGCAGTCATCATCCTGCCGGCACGCAGGCTTGGCGTAGGATTGGATCTTTGCCTGTAGATGGTTCAGTTAATTTCTATGGTGTCACTCAAAATGGCGATGAGTTTAGTTATGGTGGTGCCACTCAGCAAACCGCATATGGTGGGCTCAATCCAGGAAACTGGAGTGGCTCTATTGGGCTGACTTCTCATCCGAGTGTGCCTACTGGAATAATATGCAAGGCCAAGATGAGCGCACAATTAAACTTTACATCTGGATCACCGGGAATGATAACTAGCGCGGCTTTTTATCATTACTTCCAAGGTGGCCCAGTAGATGGGCCAACAATATATGCGATCTATGGCTATTGTCTTGGCAATGCTCAATCATTTGTTTACGCACAAAATCAGGTGATTGGTCTCAGCACCTCTTTAGGCGGTGGGGCTGCGGGGTTAGCCGTTTATGTTGCAGGTTGGTTCGACAACAGAGGAAAGGACTGGCAACCATGAAGATGCCCATGCCTAGAAATCCGCCAAGCGGTGAACCACCGCCTGGATTCAAACCACCAGCTGTGCTTCCCGTTCCATCCATCCGGCCCAGCACTCGCATCAAGCGCCCACCAGCGTTTTGGCCGAAAGAGCGTTATGAACCTAAGCTGCCGCCCTATGATAAATTCTATCCGCCAGTCGAACCACCAAAATGACGTGCTCGACTTGCGAAAGGCTGCGCCAACTCGCTTTCAATATCTGGAAGCCCAAGAAGCCCAGGATCACCTTGAACAACAAGCCACTCATTTGGAAGGGCAAGCCACTCACAGCCCAAGACATTCCAACTGGGGCTGTTGTTGACTATGATCCTTTCACTGGTGAGGTGTCAAGCATAAGACGGAGGCAATCATGAAAATTGTCATCAGTTCTGGCCACGGCAAGCACATTCGTGGCGCGTCTGGCTATCCGGTGCCGCCGCAACTGGATGAGGTCGATGAGGCGCGCAAGGTGACTGAAGCTGTCGCCGAGTTGATGCGCGCGGCGGGCGTGGAAGTGAAAACATTTCACGATGACACCAGTCACGATCAATCCACCAATCTGGCAACTATCGTGAATTATCACAATGCCCAGAGCCGCGACCTGGATGTGAGCGTGCACTTCAACGCTTATGATGGGTCGGCGCATGGGGTGGAAGTGCTCTATGTGACGCAATCTTCGCTCGCCTCGCAGGTGAGCAGCGCCATCGCAGCCGCTGGACCATTCACCAACCGCGGTGCCAAATATCGAGGTGATTTATATTTCCTCAACAACACGGAGGAACCGGCCATTTTGCTGGAGGTTTGCTTCTGCGACAACACTGGTGACTCAAATACTTATCGGGCCAACTTCGAGCGCATCTGCGAAGCCATCGCGGAAAGCATCAGCGGGCAAGAAGTTCCGGATGAGCAACCACCAGAACAAGAACTGCCACCGGTGGAGGATGAAAATCGCGTTGATATAACATCAGAAGCGCAAGGTGATGTCAATATTGTCTTTAATGGTTCTCCGGTTGCTGGTAGCGCAAGATGTCGTAATACGCTTGCAATCAGTATGGTTGCTAGAGGCGACATGGTCGTCACAATC